AGAACCTTTCTGGTCGAAGTTGCCGGTAAAGGGATTAAAGGTCCAAGCCATGCGTTAGGATCGGGTCACAGTGGCAATCTTGGCGTCATCCGCTGTCGGCGGCCCGCCGACATAGGTGAAGGTCAGCGTGGCGACCGTCTGGGCACCCTCCTTGTAGACCACCGTGTCGAGGTTGTTTGTCGAGCCGACGTAATTCAGCTCCACCGTTGTGTGCTGCGGGATGTTGAGACCGGCGATGTTTCTGACGGAGACGTTCGGGTGCATGGATTAGGCGGCGGGTTGGGCGGTCATGCCGAGTTGCTGCTCCTGCTGCATTTGCTGCAAGGCAGGCTGGGCGCCGACGCGGCCGATGACGGCGTTGTTGGCTTGCTGGAGCTGGAACTGAAATGCTTGCATGCGGGCGTCGAGCATGCGGCGGAAGATTTCGTCTTGCTGGTAGCGCTGGCTGACGGCCGGGTTGGACTGGATGATTTGCTGCAAGGTTTGCAGTCTTACCTGGGCGTTTTGGCCGCCTTCCTTGAGCGGAGGCTCGGTGCCGGCGCTGATCTTGGCGAAGGCGGTTTGTTCGTCTTCGATTTCGGCCTGGGTCGCCACTCCAATGTCCTGCACCAAGAGATCGGCGAGGTTTTGGTCGAGGGCCGACATCATGTAGCGGACCAAATTGGCGCGATCCAACACGCCGAAGGAATCCAAGGGCACCAGGGTCTGCGCGATGAATGACATCTTGGCCTCGAGGGCGGCGCTGTCCAACGTGCGGGCATCGAAATCAGCCGTCACGTCGAACTGTCCGCGGATGTCGGAGGCGCCATCGGTGATGGGCACTTGGTTGCCGGTGACGCGGGCAACTTCCTCCGCGGTCATATATTGTTGCGCAAGCTGGAGGATCTGCGCGATGACCAGCTTCATGTCAAGAAGCCAGCTATCAACCAGCTCCTGCATGTGGAGCATCGACAGGTTGGGGTTGACCGTGTCGGTCATGCGGCCGAAGTAGCGGTCCACATCGGCGCGGACGCTGGCCTCAACCTCAATGCTGCCTTGGTCGAAGCGCGGCGGCTCCATCCAAGAGATTTCGCCCGGGCGGCGCTCGGGGATCTGGACGCCGGGGCCAAGGACGAGGTCAAATTTGCCGCGGGCAGCCGGCGTTTTGAGCGGAGGGAGGATCGACAGCGAGCTGCGGTCAACCCGGAAGTCGCGCTGGATTTTAACTTCCTCTTGCGCCGTCTGGACGATCTCGGGGATGCCGCGGGCCTCAAGGAGCGGGCGCGTGTTGCGTTCCCGCGGAAGCTCCACAAACGGATACAGGCCGTGCTCGTAGGGCATCAGCTCATGCAGGGCGTGCTTGTCGGTGATGTTCCAAGAGATGACCGTGCGGGTGACCTTGGTGGCGTTGGTGCGCTCGTCGTGCTCCTTGCGGTAAACGTGCCAGACTTCGATGAGGTCGCGGAGCTGCTCGAAGAGGAAGTTGTCGGAGCGGTGAATGTTGAGGTGAATGCGCTTCAGCTCGCCCTTGTGCTTCACCGCGCGCTCAACCCATTCCTGATCCCAGCCCTCAATGGCGGCGCGCTCGCGCAGCTCAAATTCGCTGAGGAGTTCCCGGCGGGCAACGAAGGGCGCGCGCTGGATGCTGTCGGTCTGGATGGGGAAGATGATGTCTTCCCACGGCTCAAGGGCGCGGACAACCGGCTTGCTAGAGAATATAAACGGCTGCTCCCACTCGACTTCGCCTTTTTCGCGGAACTGGCGGATTTTGGTCGTGGTGCCCAGCTCTGGGATGATTTCGCCCATGAGCTGGGCGGCGAGTTCTTCCTGCTCGGGGTCGAGAATGACCTCAAGCAGCGCCTGGAGGTTGGGGTCTTGGGACTCCTGCAGCATCATCATGGCGTCTTCCATGGTAAAGCTCTTGACCTCGACGCGGGTCTGCTGCTCCCAATCAATGGCCATGATGGACAGGCCGTAGGTCTCGCGCATCTCGGCGGCCAAGCGGACTTCGCGCCGGAGGTCGTCAAGGATGTGGCTCATCAGCCACTTCAAGACGGTGTCGATGGCGTTGCGCTTGGCCACGTCCATGGACTCGGTGGGCTGCGCTTGGATGCGGGCCTTAAAGAAGGCGTTGACGCAGGCTATAACGCGCTCGCGGATCAGCGACTCAGCCAGAAAGACGCGCGTGTCTGCGGCGTTCTCAAAAGGAAAGATTTTGCGTCCGTAGGCGCTTTGGTGCTTGCGGCCGTCGTCGGTCTGCCCGGGCCAGATGCAGTAGCGGGTGTTGAAGTTTTTGACCTTCCGCTGCTGATACTGACTGCCGTCCGCGTCGGCCTGGTCGATGTCGAAGATGAGCTGGCTGACTTCGGGTTTTTTCACGGGACGAGGACGGTGGGTTTGCGTGGAGTGTAATTGACCGCGCACTGCGGGTTTTTCTTGATGAACCAAGAGCGGAACGATTTGTCGCCCCAGCAGTCGCGGCCAAGATGCTGTTGCCACGCGAAATAAGCATCGGCCGGCACGTCCATGACATGCTGGCCGAGACCATCGACAGTGCAGTGCTCGATCTGGTCGTTGAGCTGCTTGGCGCGGGTGGATTGGATGCCGGCCATGACTTGCTGGGCGTGCCAGCCGGTCTTCAGCTCATCCCGGACGAGTTGCGCTAACTCGCCATCCATGTCGGCGACCAGATCGCCGAAGATTTCTGATGACATCCTAACTCCTACGGCCCCATTACTGGGGCCGCAGTGTGTTAAGACGCTTAGAGGTCGTTGAGGTCCGAAACCGCCAGGTAGATATGAACCTCGCCGGCGGTGAGCTGGCTAAGGTTCTTGGCGGATTCACCGGTGAACTCGGCCACGATGTTCTGCGAAGCAGCCGTGATGGCCACCGGGGCAGTCGCCGTCATCGCCTTGAAGCTGATGGGCGTGGCGCCAGTGCGAACGCTGGTCGCGCTCATGATCGAGTTGGCCGAGGCCGTGTTGCCGAGCGTGTAGGTCAGCGTGGCCATGTCGCCGTGCGTAAACTCGGTGACGAGCTTGTGCGCTGCGTTGGTGACGACCGTGCCGGCGGGCGCCGCGAGCAGGGTAAGAGCCTGCACGTTGTCCGTGTCGGTAAGGTCGGCCTTGGTGACGATGACCTTGTGCGTAAAGCCGGTGGCGGCTTTCGTGTTGGCGGGAAGTTCGAAGACTTTCATGCTAATTATATCCTAGTTAGTAGTTTCTTGGTTGAATTAGGCAGTCGCGTTGAACTTCGCCATGGCCTTGGGCGACATGACGGCGAGGGAGACGATGGCGTCCACCAAGCCGCGAGGTCCGCCGCCTTGATCCTCCAGCTCCTGGAACCGCGGACGGCGTCCGTAGCGGAGCATGAGGTGGTCGGGCGACATGACGTAACCGCGGGCGTATTTCTCGGCGTCAGTGCTGGCGTTGGAGGCCAGGAACAGGGACGTGACGATCTCAACCGTGCTGAAGTCGCCTTCGTAGAACGAGATGTTCGAGACCAAGCGGCTGGAGTTAGCGGCCTGCGAGGTTTGGCGAAGGTTGAACACATCGCTGGTTGCGTTGACCGTAAACCTAGTGAAATTGGTGATGGCTTTCTTGAGGGAAGGGCCAGCCACCAAAATCAATCTGTCTTGGCTTCCGGTCTGCTCGTAGATCGACTGCAAGACATCCTGCAGGTTGGTCTCGGTGAGCGCGGTGGTCGCGGTGTTGGTGATCGACGCGGACGGCGTGCGCTGCGAGGCGGGCACCGGGAGGTCGGACTGGGCGGTGGCTTTGATCCACTCGCCGAGGCCGCGCGTTTTGTACGCAACGGAGCCGGAGCCTTCGACGGAGTCGTTGTCCGAGCTGATGGTTGCCTCAATATCACGTTTTAGTTCAGTGAGACTCTTGGCCGTCGCCCTTGCAAATTCTTTCTTGCGGCCGATGGCGGCAACGTCAGAAAGGTTCGCTTGAAAATCCGAGACACGGACGGTGCGGCGCATCTTCTGGGCGCGGGCGCTCAAAAGGACGCGGTTGGCGGTGGCATCCGAGAACTCGGACACGTCGGCGGAATCAACGACACCATCAGTGCTGACGGCGTTGTACGAATCGGCCAAATAACTGTAAACGGCAGGATTAGAAATATCCGCACCGGTCTTCGCAATGGAAGACGAGATGGGCGTATTTTTGGCGTCCACGACCGTCAACACGTCGAGGAGATCCTCGCGGTTTCCAACGGCCGGGAACAGGGTTCCAGCGGGAGCTGACATAATTTTAATTCTTTCTTTTTAAGGTTTATCCGAAGAGCGCTTCGCTCATAAATTCCGCTACGTCATCAAGACGCCCGGACGCGAATGCGCGGTCTCGCGTGGCTTTCGTCACGCCTTTGGTCGAAGTTTTCGGCGAACTGATCGGCTTTACAGGTGTAGGCGTTTTCGCGGTTGCTTTCGCGGACGAGACTTTGCCGGCGGCCTTGCTCTTGGCTTGGTCGGCGGCTTGTTTGGCCATGAGGGTCTGCTCTCCGTAGAGCGCCAAGCCGACCCAGTATTCAGCTTGCGGGAGCTTCAATAGCTCCGGCGCCTGCTTGACTGTGGCCTGGAACGCCGTGTGCATCGGTGTGCCCTTCTTGAAGATGTCGGGGAAGAGATTCTTGGCTGCCTCGACGGCCGGTTGACGCTGGGCGAGCCATTGCTGGCGCGCCGGGGCGTGGATGGTTAGAACATCGTCGGCTTTGAGGAGGTAGTCCTTGACCTGGTCGCTATCAACGTAGACCTCGGAGCCATCCGGTCGTTTGACCGTGGCGCCGTCGCTGTTTTTCAGTGCCCAGCGGCGGACCTCCTGCGCGGACTTGATTTTAGCGTCCAGCGCTTCAGCGGTGTCTACATCGGCCAGCGGGTTTTCCGCGGTCGGCTGCAGCACAGGGCGCGCTGCTTCGTTGACCTGGGCTTCCAGCTCGGCGAGGCGCTTTTGGGCTTCCTCGTATTGGCTTTTGACGGTGGCGGCTTCTTCGGCGGCGGCTTTCTTTTGGGCCGTCAGCTTATCGATGCGCTTCTGGATCCTGTCCTGCGTGGGCGCTTCGTCTTCGCCGGCTTCGTCTTCGTCCTCGGAGCTTTCGGACTCCTCGGTCGCTTCCTCTGCATCTTCGGAGGTTTCCTCGGCTGACTGCTCCGCGGATTCCTCTTCGTTTGTCTCGTCTTGTGAAAGATCGCCGGATTCCTCCGGTTTCACCTCGTCCTCAGCGCGCTCGGCCGGTGGCCGCAGCTCATCGAGAGCCAGTGAAATGATATCGTCCTTACCTGCAGCCGGAGCTGCTTTCCCTTCGTCCATGAGATAACCCTCAAGTAGTGCCAGGGCGTCCGTCGCCCAGTCCGATCAACAACCTCGAGTGCCATGAGGGCACAACTCACCGTTGATGCTAATAAGTATACAGACTACTGGACAAATGTCCAGCATTATTTTCGCGGGACGGTATCGTTATGCGATACTGCCGTGGATAGAAACGTCTACACTTCTGCACAAGTGATGGCACTTTGTGACACAAAATGGGGTCTTTTGTGACAAAGCGTAGGATAGCGCGCATAAGGTTATACGGTTTGCAACAATCTGTCAGTTAGTGACAGGTCGGCGGGTGGCGACATTTCGGAATGTTGGCGAACGGCAACCTGTAAGAAATACTTGTGAGTTCCCGAGCGGGTATAAACTACTACTTTCCTGCTAATTTATGCACGATTGGTAGCAGAGCGGGAATGTTTGGGCCGGCGGCGGCAGATGGAGCGCCGCTTCATTTGTGGGCAGTAGTTCAAGCCACGTTTGAACTAGTGCGCAAAATCTACTCCAAGCGGGATGCGTCCGCTCGGCGTTGCTCCAAGGCGTCCCATAGCTCAAGCAGAGCGTTGAGCTGGCCGGAGGCATGGGCGAGCCAGCCGGGTTCTTTGGCGGTCGCCATGTTGCTGACAAGCTGGGAGATGTCGGCGATGCGGTCCTGCAGCTCGGTCATCACGGCGAGATAGGCCGGCGGGGCTTGCTCGCGGGTGAAGGACAGCGCGCCCTTGGGGTCGAAGTTGTCAGTGACCTGGTAGCGGTCGGTTGGGATGGTTTTGGTTTTTGCGAATAGCATAGTTTTTAGGCTGTTTGTGTTTGCGTGGGTTAAGCCGTCATCCGCGGCGCATTATGATGATCTCCAAGGCATGGATGGCGTTCTGAAGATGCGGGCCGCAGTCCCAGCAGATCGGGCCGAAGTGAGCATCGCGGCCGTGGACGTCCTGCATACGAAGCGGCTTGGCACAGATGCCGCAGCGTGGGATGTCGCTGCCGCGGCGGCCGGGGCGCAGACGGTTGGGGGGCGATGGCGGTGATTGGGTCATTTGAATTCAAAGGCTCCAAATATTTGGGAAAAAACATTTGCGCCGGTGTTCATGCCGCTGTGCTCCTTGGCAGCGCTGTATCCGGCATCAAAGCCGGCGTCGTAAACGCGGTCGAAAAACTTGCGCAGCCCAGCCGCGGTAAAATGCGGATCACTAAGCAGCCGCGGACTGCGCTGCGTGAGATCGGCCCAAAGCTGGTCGCGCTTGCTCATCAGTAGCTGCCGCCTCCGCGGGATCGCAGGATGTCGCCATCGACGTTGATGGCGTCGGAGAGGCAAACGTAGCGAATTAAATCTACAAAGTCCTTGTTCGCTGAGCGCTTGCCGTCCGCACCCGTATACGTCTGGATGCAGTGAATGACGTTCTTGCAGTTTTCGCTGATGTACAGCTTCGGCTGGTTGCGGGCGTCCACCGGCTTCTCGGGGTTATAGGACAGCGCATCGTTGATCATGCTGACGCCCTCATCGATGCTGTCGCCCGGGGTTGCCGTGAAGAGCATGCCGAGGTCGGCCATCTCGTCGATCAACGTGGTGGGCGATTCCTTGGCCAGCGTGCGGGCGTGGCCATAGCGGCTGTCCATCCAGCGCTCAAAGATCTCCTCGCCGGCTTCCACGCGCAGGATTTCGTCGCGGTAGCGTTCGAGGCCAAAGCCGAAGTCCTGCTGCGCGGGGCCGGGCTTTCCGTCCAACTTCTTGCCGTCCGGTAGCGCCCATTCTCCCGCGTAGCCCACCCCTTCGATGTAGGACGTTTGGTCGGGCCATTCGCGGTAGACCACAATGCGGCCGGACGTATCGTGGACCGTCCAGATCATGGCCCAGTTCTTGCCGCTCGCCGGATCGACCCAATGGTAGCGCGTGCCTTGCGGGACATCGCTGTGGCGGATGACGTGGACCTTGGGATTGAAGAGCGGGAAGCGGCCGCTGATGGCTTTGGTTGGAACGCCGTAAGCGCGGCAGAGGATCTTTTCCTTGGTCTCGCTCTGCAGCTCTTTCTTCATCCGCGACCAGCCGGCCCAGGGATTGCTCTGGGTGTGGAAATAGAGAATCGGGCGGCCCTTCGGATTAATCTGCTCGATGGGAACTTTCTCGTGGCCCGAAATTTCGCCCTTGTCGTTTTTGAGCGGGAGCAGCTCGGCGTCGGTGTCGGTGAGTGTTTTAGCACCGCTTAAATACTCAGCCACGGTCGGCGACCAGCCTTCGACCGGCGTGAAGGTCACGGCGAGCTTGCCGTTGCGGTCCACCAAGCGGAACCGGAGCGTTTCGAGGACATCAAGCGGAACCAGCTCGTCTGCCCAGGCGAAATCAATCTCGCCGCCCTCTAGGGTAGACGGATCTTGCGCGTAATTTCGGAAGATGCAGATCGATTGGTTTGGCGCAACGAATTTGGCCTCGGTGAATCCGCCCTTTACCGAATAGGTGATGTTGGTGACCTGTCCCTTGCGCGCGTTGCGCCATTCCGGCGGCATATATTTCCATACGCGGGGCTGCTGAAGTTCTATAGAATTTGGCGCGGTCGTCTGGAACAGCCACACAACGGCTCCGGGCTTGCCATACATGGTTTTAATGGCTTCTTTCGCCGCCCATTCCGTCTTTCCCGAGCGGTTGCCGCCGAGCACCAAGATTTCGCGGTGCTTTTCCAGCAGCTCAGACGCGCGTTTCCAGATCGGCGGGATAAAGCCATAGCGAAACGGGTCGCTGGCCTCGCGGGCGATCAGCTCTTCGCGTGTTTTTAAGTATCTCCAGCCTTCGTCCGGTCCCAGCTTCTCGAGCAGGTCGAGATCGACCTGCATGACAGGGTGCGGCGACGGCTTAAACCGTGTCTGATGTTCGTTCACTCACTCCACTGCGCCGTCTCCGCGGCGCTCCTCTCCTAAAATGTAAAATTAGCTATCCGTCATAGCAGCCGCATGGCATGTGATGCGGGTCATGTTTGTCCAGCCAATCAAACAGCTTGAGCTGGTCGTCGTCGGCCTTGACGATCTCAGACCACTTTTGGCCAAACGCCAAACCCTCAACCCTTCCTTTGACAACCATGTTTTCTTCCATGGTTACAGCTCGAGCGTAATGCTCTGGGTGCTCTTCGCGCAGGCGGATGATCTCCCGCAGCTTCATGGCAGGGCAGAAGAAGCAAGAGGATTTGCCTGGCTGAGGCAGGCCGTGGCGCCGGATAGCGTCCACACATTCCTGCCGGGTCCACTGCCACTCAAGTAGTGGATACCAATTAAACTCAAAGCGGCCGGCGCCAAGATCAGTTCCAGTAAAGCGCTTGTGCGATCTGTGGGATTCGTTGGCATCATAGCCAATGGCCTTGGTCACGGCTTTAATGCCACGCTCGTCCATCCATTTGCGGGTGCGCTTATTGATCGGTTCAATCTTGTATTTCATGCTGCACGCCTTGTGCCCAAACGCCAAGGACGGCAGCGTTTTTGTGCGAAGGCAGTCTGACTCAAGTGTTGTCTTTTCCTTCTTGTAGGTTTTGTAGACCGTCTCGATACCAAGCCCAAACCACTTCTGGCACGTCTCGTCCATCAGCTTGATATGCTCGTAAGTCTGCGGAAGCTCGCCACCGGTATCAGAAAACATAATAAGGCCAGGGCGGATGCCGCGCTCGCGGAAGCCGCATAGCATGGCGGTGCTGTTGGTGCCGCCGCCATAGGCCACGACAATGGGATGACCCTCAGCAGGAGAGCCTACACACGGCGGGACACTTGCGCGCCTAATCCCGCTGCTTTCGGGTTCACTGCTGAGGGTCAAAGCGTCCACGCCTAGATGGATGCCAGTTCGCCGACCTCAACCATGTTTTCGGGCAGGAACGTGTAGCGGATAACGGCGTGTTCAACGCTGTCTTTAACTACTGGCGTTGCGTCTGCCTCGCTTGCGGTGAAGCAACGCCCATCGGCGTAGTAAAGCCCGGTGAGCTTGTTGCGAAGTTTGATAACTTTGGATGTGGTGTGTGTGGTCATATCAATGCCAATAGTAGTCAGCAGCTGTTGGCAGTCAATGGCAAATGTTGGCATCTGTAGGCAATAGATTGGGCGCCGGCCGGCGCGACTGCGCTGCCGCTGGCTCTCCCCAGAGCCGTTGTTTAAACCGGCGCGGCGCCCAAAATGTCTAAAGTCGGATTCTCCGCGCACGCGAGCTGGTCGATGCGCGCGGTCAGCCACCGGCCGCCGTTCTCGCGGCAGACGGTGACGTAGTCGTTTTCAAGACCGCCCTGCGCGACAACGTAGAGGACGCGGCAGGTGCCGATGCCGTCCACCTCGACGCGGAAGTTTTGGGGTGGCCAAGAGATCATGGGAAAGATTGCCGGGGACGGTGCGGCCGCACCTCTACAGCGCCCTGGTTCCCAAGGTTACGGCTCCAGTGGGACGCAGATTGTAGCTCTGCGCTGGCGGGATAAACCATGGATGCCTCCAGACCTCGATGAGCACCATACGGTGCCATCCGGCTGCTGCGCTGCCCGGACAAAGTGGAGCTACGGCTCAGGTCGCTACGCGCCGGAATATCTCCAGGGCGCCCCTCAATGACCGCAGCTAGGTGGAGCCGAGGGATCAGTTCGCATCGGGCCGCGCGCTGCACGGCATACGGTGACCGGGGCGGCACTCCACCAAAGAATATGCAGGCGCCCCAGTCGTCTTGCTCGCTGGAGCTGGGCATCCCGGAGATGGTCCGCGGCGTCACACCACATGAACGCCGGCAAGAACCCGCTTGAGCCTGCAACTTGAAAGTCATTTGGATTTGCGCTTGCGCATCTCCGCGCAGAGGGCGTCGGCCTTGCGCTTGGCCGCCTCGGCGACAAGTTTGGTGCGCTTGGACTTGAGGAGGACTATGGTTTTGTCAATCTCTTCAATTTCCGGTGTCATAATATCGTACTTACTCATAAATCGTGATTCGCCACAGGCCGGCTTGGGCGATGGCGTAGCCGAGCCAGATTATGGCGTGCCAGAACTTGTGCTGGAGCAGGCCGAGGTCGATGGCCACGGCGAAGTAGATGAGGCCGACGAGGGCGATGAGCACCGCAGAGGTCATCGGCGCGCTTTGGCGGTCTTGGCGGACGCGCGAAATGCCTTGGCGGTGGGCGCGCCGGCAGACCCGGGCTTGCGCATTTTTTCACCGCTTCCGGCGGCGATGCGGGCTTTTTTGGCGTGGATGTTGGCGTAGAGTCCTGCGGGTTTTTTCATGGTTTGTTCTTTTTGATGGCTTCTCGGAAAAGGTATTGAATCAAGTAAGCGCCGGTTTCCTCGTCGCTGCTGGTGATGTGCTTCAAGAAATCCTGCACAACGTGATACAGCTCATGGACGAGCGATCCGGTGTCGGCGGCGTCTTCAATCCAGACGACCGCTTGGCTGCCGAGGCACATCGCCCAGGCGGCGTCTGAGTCGTCGGGCTGGTTGTCGGGGTCTTTGGGGTCGAGATTGAGGATGTTCGCACACCGCCGGATCGCCGCCGCTTGTGGGGTTCCACAATAGAACTCCACGACCAGACCAAAGGTCTGCTCTCGGACAACGAACCGGCGGGTGCGTTTCATTAGCGGTTAGCGTCTACAATTGCGTTGGGATTAGCGTTGCAGGCTTCTGCGTAGCGCTGGAGCCATGGCACAAATTGCTCGTAAGTGCCCCAGCCGTTGGGCGCATTGTATTGTTCAAAGCGCTCCGGCTCGGACTGCAGCGCGGCAATGCCTCGCTCCAGAACCGGCCCAATGTGCGACGCCTTGAGATAGCCATGCTCATCGGGACGCCAACATGCCTCGTAAACGCCGGCGGCTTTGGCCATGGCGCTGAGGTTGTGCGTAATGTTTGCGCGGTAAACTTCTTCGGAGCGTCCGCACGTCCCGCACTTGTTGCTGTAAAGCGTTACGTCAAGGCCCATAATTAGGCAGCTTTCTTCGCCATTAGCTGGACGTAGTGGAGGTTGAGGCGGGCCTGAAAGACCTTCCAAAACGGCTCGGCGCTGAACATCCAGGCGACCTCAAAGTCGTCCGGGGATTCCTTGCCGATGCGGACGATGCCGCGGCGCTGGACTTTCATCGTGGGCCGGTTCTCGTTCCACAATTGTTCGTAGCCGGCGAGCTGCACTTTGTGCGCGCCAACGATGGCTTTGCTCGTCTTCCAGTCGAGGAGAACGATTTTGCCGTCACGGTCGCGCGAGGGTGCGTCGATGGTTCCGCCGAAGAGGTATTGCTCGGAGACCAACTGCACTTCCGGCTCAATGACGGTGAGACCTTCCTCGTCCCACCAGCGCTTGAAGTTGTTGAAGGCAATGGTCGCTTTCTCAACATCCGCGGGGCTGAACTCGCTGAGGTCGGCAACGTGGTTGTGCAGGAAGCACTCAATGAGGAAGTGCGCGATGGTGCCGATGTCAGCCGCCTTGTCGCGGACCTTGCGGTAGTCCTGGCCTTCCATGCCGAGCTTCCACGCCCAGTGGATGAGGCCGCTTGAGTCCTCGCCGATCTTGGCGATGGTGCTGGCGCCGGGGACTTCGGTGCCGTCTTTGAGCGGATACTTCTGGTGCGCGCGGGTTTTCTCGAGGCGGACGATTTTGCGGCCGTCCTCGGTGAAGCGATCCGGCTCCGCGGGCTTGGCGGCTTTCGCCGCCTTGCCCTTGGTGCTCGGTTTGCGTGTTGCGGTGCGTTTGGCTGGCATGGGAGGTTACCAGTTGATCTCTTCGTCGTCGGTGCCGGTCTTGCGCGACTCGGGCTTGGCTTCAGACACATCGAAGCCGTAGGACACGGCGCTGCCGCCATCGCCCCAGGTGACGAGTTCGAGGACTTGGACGGCTTTGGGCTGCAGCGTGATGCCAGCGCCGAGGCTGGCCGTGTACCAGCAGTAAGGCAGGACCGCCACTTTGATCTTGGAGCCGCCTCCGATGTTGTCGGTGATGGGTTCGCCCGCGGCGTTAAAGAGCTTGGGTGCGCGGCTGTACATCTCGCCGTCCTTGCCCTTGCCCATGGCCTTGACTTTGAGCTTGAGCTGGATCTGGCCGTCGTTCTCTTCCCACGGCGCGGCGTGCATCTTGAGTTTGTCTTTCTTCAGTTCGGCCTTTTTCTGCGCGACAAACTCGGCGAGCAGGGACTCGACCTGGCTGAGGAACGGCTCGGCGTCCTCGGCGGACATCTCGAGGTTGACTTTATAAACGCCGACTTCATCAAACTTCGTGTCGGGTTTATTCAGGCTGGCGTAGCGGGCGATGCCCACGGGTGTAGTTATGGTTTTGGATGGCATGTTATGTGGTTGGTTGTGTTTTTGGTTGGACAGGAAAGCTGGATTCGCGGACGAGCAGGCAGAAGTCTTCAAAGGCCATCGTGACGAGCCGGCGGCAGTTGTCCTTGCGGTGGACGACTACGGACAATTTGCCGGGACCGCCGTCCGCTTCGGATTGGGCGATGGCGGCGTCTAAGTCGAAGCGGGCGCGGCCGTGGCGCTTGCACTCGATGTGAAAATCCGGCAAGCAGGGCACGATCACGTCAGGCGCAGAAATTCCCCAAGATCCCTGGCTGACTTGTGCGCCCCGCTTGGCCGGAAATCCTTCGGCGGTCAGAGCTTTGGCGACTTCGCGCTCGAAGCTGGCGCCCTTCTGGCGGCTGTTGATCATTCGTTCAGCGCCTCCCAAAGTTGTTTATCTGGGGCGTAGACAGAACCATCGCCGTCAGTCAGGCGGCCAACCGGGGTAGTGCCCTCGAAGCGGGTAAGCGATGGACGCCAGGTGAGATTGAGCGTGCCGGTGCGTCCGGCGCGGTGCTTGGCCACGATCAACTCGGCGTCCTGCGGGTCCGGCTCTTGGTCCTGCACTGCGTAGTAGCAGGGGCGGTGGACGAGGCACACGATGTCGGCGTCCTGCTCGATGCTGCCAGATTCGCGGAGGTCGCTAAGTTTTGGGCGGTTGTCGCTGCGGTTTTCCGCCTGCCGGTTGACCTGGGCGGCAGCAACGACTGGCACGCCTAGCTCCATGCTCATGGCCTTCAATCCGCGCGAAACAAAGCCGACTTCGTTTTCGCGGGACTGGGCGCCGCTGTGCGAGACGAGCTGTAGATAGTCAACGAAGATGCACTTCACGCCCCAGCGCCGGACGGCCAAGCGGGCGCGGCCGCGGATGTCGAGGAGGGTGAGGCCGCCGCGGTCGTCAACGTAGAGGGGTTCGTTACTGAACTGCGCGGCGGCATCAGAAATTCGGAGCTTGGTGGCGTGGTCGAGGAATCCGTTGCGGATGATCTCGGTATTGGTATTGGCGCGGCTCAAGACAACGCGCGCGGCCAGCTCGTTGGCGGGCATCTCAAGGCTGAAGTAAACGACCGGCGCGCCGCGGCGGGCCATGTTGTCCGCCATGTTGAGCATGAGCGCCGACTTACCCATGGCGGGACGCCCGGCCACGATGGTGAGTTGTCCGCCGCGCAGACCGCCGGTGACCTGGTCAAAGTCCTTGATGCCGGTCTGCAGGCCGAGCTTCTTGCCGCCAGACATCAGTGCTTCCAGCTCGTCCAAGAGACCTGGGACGATGGCGCTTGGAGCGCGCATGCTGTCGGTGGCGGTGGTGAGGCTAAGACTAAGAACGGCCTCACCGGATTGTTGGAGCACGGCGTCAGCGTCGGTCGCCATGTCCTGCGCTGAGGCCTGCATGGCGACTGCGGCGTCAATAATGCGGCGGCGGGCGTGGAGGTCGCGCAATGTTTGCGCGTGGTACTCAACTGCGGCGGGGCCGCCCGCGGAGTTGCCGAGCATCTCGGTGAGGGCGCCGGCACCGCCGACCGAATTTAGCTTGTGCGCTGCATCGATGCGCTGGGTCACGGCAATGACGTTGGGCGTGCCGCCGGAGGCGCGAACTTCGGTGATGGTCTCAAAGACCAGCCGGTGCGCGGGCGTGAAGAATAGATCGGCGTGGAGACCGGAGACCTCGTCAACGAGGTTCGGCTCAGCCATGAGGCTGCCGAGTACGGCGCGCTCGGTGGCGGGCGATTGCGGGACGGTGCGTTTCATTTAGGCGTGTCCTCCGCGGTCGTCGTTATCGATCACCAGCATCACGACCATGAAGGCGATCAGCACCAGCTGGACCGTTATGACAAACACGCCGCTCATTGCCGGCTTTCCTCTGCGCGAGGTCCGCGCGGCGACGCTCCCAGCGGTCGCAGGCTGCATCGACTAAGCGAAATGATTCTTCGAGCCATGGTGTGATGTGGTGTTCGGGCGGTGGCGGTGGTTGGTGCTCAGTAGCCATGACGTGGGACTTCTTTCTGTCGTGGCGTGGTCTGTTGGCATATGTTGGCAAATGTTGGCACTGAAGGCAAGGATTTTTTTGGGGTTTTTGACGAAAAAATGCGGTCGTAGTTGGCCCGGTAGCGGTCGCCGTTGACCGGCCGCGGGCGGTCGCCTTTGCCGGCGCTCATAGATCGTGCGCCTCCCTCTTGACGCCGCATTCCTCCCAGAATTGCTTGCGGTGCCATTCTTCCATTTTCTCCATGCCCTCCATGGCTATCTCATCCTCGACGATGCGGGGCAGATCCCAGCTCATCGGCATGTGCTTGACCCGGGCGCGGGCCTCAAGGCGGACGGCCCGCGGAACCCGCTTGATCTTTCCGGGGACACACAGATCAAGCAGGAACCGGCGGGCGGACGCGATGGCGCGGGCTTGCTCGCAGGGCGTGCTCATAGCGGTTGGGACGCCAGCAACAGCGCTGCGTGTTTTTCGTTGGCGATATCCTCAGCCAGCGCGGCGCCTTTGCCAGCGCTCACAACTCGTAGCCCTCCGGTGAAGCAAACTCGTCTTGCGAGAAGATCGGCTTGCCGGATTCCTCAAGAAACGGGAAGTGGCGCAGGCAGGCGGACGCGCGCCCGCGCAGCCCCTTGACCGTCTTGGGTCGCGTGCTGGGGTGCAGCAGGTCGGCAAGGAACTGGCGGGTGCGGCGAAGGGACCAATATTGTTCGTAGCGCAGGCTCATAGCGGCTGGGCCGCTTCAAGCAAGGCTTCGTGCTTTTCGTCGGCGATAGCATTGGTTAGCGCGGCGCAGCGCTCAAGGATGCTGGCGAGCCGCTTGTTGCGCTTAATCAGCTCACGGTTTTCGGCGCGCAGGTCTTTGATCTCAGCGCTGTGCCGGCGGTCCGCATCGCGCATAAACTCCAGCTCCGCGGAGGCGCCGAAATTGTGCCCAAATCCGACTTCGCCGACGACCAAATCGGGGATCATGGTGGTCATTGGCGCTTCTCCTTCTCGGCGGCAAGCTGCTCGACCAAGGCCCGGAGGGCCATGATGGTGGCGATGGCTTCGTCGGCAATCTCTTGGACGTAGGCCACGTTGACGTTGAGGTATTGGGTTTTCGCCTTAACGGCAGGCGCCTTGCTGGTGGTTTTCTTGGTTTTCATGCTGATGTGGACATTTGTACAGTAGGGCATGGGACATCGGCTGTCTTAGGCCCAGAATTTGTTAGCGATTCCGCGACCTCGTCCAGCAACTCCCAGTTACCGGGTTGCCGGTGTCGATTGGGGTCGTAGCGGACGCTGACTCGGCTGCGGATGTCGTCGAAGGTCCAAAAGACGAACTGATTGCGGTCGGGCAAATAGGCGGCGAGGACGTCGAAGTCGTGGGCGAGATACGGGCGGGCGTTGCGGCCGCGCGTGCTGCGCTTGACGGAGATGTGGTAGGCGCCGCGGTCGAGAGTGGCGGTTTTTACCTGCGCGGCAATGGGGCGGACGCCGTCGCGGGTGAGCAAAACGTCGGCGGTCTGGCCGTGGCCGAAGGGCATGAAGATCTCCCAGTCGTGGACCATGGCGCCGGCGATGAATAGCGTCTCGGCGATCTCGCCCTTGCGGCAGGCCGACAGCTCAACGGCGCTGCCAGTGATGGGGGCATGGATGCCGTCCGTGATGGCGAAGATTGCCTGCGTCACGCTGCGTTCTCCTTCTCAAATTGTTCCCGCATCTCGGCGAGGCTGCGCTCGAGGGCGGTTTGTTTGGGGCGGCCTTGGGGCGGAAGCTCGACGATCACGGGCTTGGCGGGGGCATCGATGAAGACGCCGCGCCAGCCGTGCTTGACCGACTTGCGCAGGGCTTCGACGGCGGCGGCTTCGTTGACGGCGGCGAGGTCGGCAACGATGCGCTTGGCCGCGGTGGGCGTGAGCGGGGCGCGCAGCTCGCGGCGGTGTTGGGCGAACTCGGCCCAGGCGCGCGCCAGCCCCGGGCCGTGAGGCAGGGGCAAGGATGCTGGGTCAAATTTGGGAGCGGGAGCTTTCTTTGGCTTGGGTGCCGCTTTTCCCGAAATAGGCAGCGAAGGCGATGAAATCGCCGGAGCGGGCGCGGCAGCGCTTAGTTCTTTTACTTCGTTGTGTTCTTTCTCTTTATTGTCAGTAGACAAATTGTCAGAGCTGAATGACAAATTGTCAGAACCAAATGACAAATTGTCAGAGCTGTTTGACAAATTGTCAGAGCTATCGACTGACAAATTGTCATTCTCAAAGGCAATGCGGTAGCGCCGGCAGAGCATGCGGCCGTTCTCCACGCGCTTCTCGCCCAAGATGACCAGCCAGCCATTGGCCACCAGCCGGTCCATGCAGCGGTAGATGTTCCGGCGGGTCATGCCGGTGCTGGCCTCAAGCATCTCCGGCGCGGCCCAGCAGGTGCCGTCCGCCTCGGAGAAGCAGGCCAAGCGCAGCAGGACGAGCTTGTCGCCGTTCTTGGCGGGACAACGCTCCCAGATCCACTTGAAGATCGGCGTCTTGTCTACGCGCTGCTTCATTTGCGGCGGATCAGTCGGGATTTCTTGCACTCGTCGGCGGACTCAAAGACCAGCCGCCCCTCGACATCAGCCATCCCTGACCAGCGGGCCTTGAGGCGGTTGTACGGAGGGTTGACCGGCTGCCAGCTCTTGGCGTCCTTCACAAAGCAGACCACCGGCTCCGACCATCCGGGCACCTCGACGAAGAGCATGTTCGGGTGGCGGGCGGTCTGGTGGCGGCAGATCACCGCGGAGACCTCGTCGCCGGCGCTGTAGCCGACTTGGACGGCGGTCTCCACGGCCAGTTCTTTGGCGGTCTTGGGGGTGGCTTTAAGGATGGCTTCGGGCTGGGGTGCCGGGGCTGGTTCTGGGGCAGGCTTGGCGGGTTCCGCGGGCGGCTCTGGGGCGGGCTGACTGATGGGTTGACTGAAGGTTGACTTGGCGGCGGTTAGGATGGTCTTGATCATAAGGTGTTTTTGCTAAAAATTTCGGGAGGCCGAAGCGGTCGGGGGTATTGAAGAAATTGATAAAGCCACATCCCCTCCACCCCTCCATAACACGATCCAATATCCATCATGTGTTAGCGCGCTACTCTGTTGTCTCATTAACGGTCTCATCAGTTTGCGGCTCATCTCTCGGATTCCTCTGTAGCTCCAGTCTCAATCTCAATAGCAGCAGCCGGCAGGGCAGCAGCCTTTTGCGCCTCGGCCGACAGTGACCCGACCGGTAAATCCACCCGTTCCGGCGTCACATCGATCACCTGAGCGCTCTTCAGCCCCGACACAAAGTCACTCCACTGGTCAGCCGCCGGAGCCATCACATGTTCGACGCGCTGGGTTGCGTTGCCACTAAGCAGTTCCATCTTCTCGGACGCCACAGCCGACATGATGACCAAGCCGTGGTCCTTCATATCCGGCACGCGATCAAGGAGTTCTGCGGTGCCGACAGCCGCCAAAGTTTTCCAATTGTTGGCTGCCGTCTGGCGGGCCTTCTCAAGTGCCTCGGGCCGGTTGCGGATCAGCGCGATGATGGTGTGGAACGACGTGTTGAAGGCTCGAGCAATGCGCGTGGCCGGCATGCCGCCAACGTGCGCCGCCAGAATCTCTGCAACCTTGCCCGGGGGCACATCTTCGCCGGTGTGGCCCTGGACGCTGACAATCTGCCGGCCGTCTTCAGCCTCAACGAGCTTGGTTGACTTGGCCGTGCCCTTGGGTTTGCTGCGTGTTTTTGGTCTTCCCATATTAGTTACAAACTTGGTAGCGGTGCGGATCAAACTGCGGGCACAGCTCGCGGGTGTAGTGCCGTTCCATTTCTCGGCGCTTGCCAGCTTCCACCGGTCGATACAGCGCCATGTCAAAATCGCCCCAATGCGGATTACTGTAGTGCGTGGCAACTCGCTGCATCACGCAGCCGCTTTCGCCCACATATTTGAGGCGGTCTTTCTTAAACAGTAGGTAAACGCCAGGGCCGCGCGCCTTGTAGTTGACCTCATACCAATCCTCGCCGCCAATGCGCAGAGCGTTTGGCTTGCTGCCTCGCTCAATCTTCCATTGGTGACCCCAGACAAACTTGCAACCGTTCCAGCACTTCGTGTAAGCGTGCGCCAAGAATTTGGCCAACTGCATACAATCAAAGGTGACTTGACTTGATGAGGCCAGTGGCACGGCGCCGTTGGCTATAAAATCCGCGACAGTTACCTCGCCGGTCCCGGTAATGGCGCAAAAATCCTTCTTTGTAATGAGCTGATCCTTGCGGCCCGCCGATAGGTAATCGTAAAGATATCCAACAAGCGCATCGCCATCCCAGCCGTAGGGATATGGCTTCCCGGTTAGCTTCCGCGCCGGCAACCGAAACTCAAGGCTCGGCCCTTCAGCGCAATATCTAAAACCATCCTTTGTTGCTTCGTTAAGGTTGCGGATTATTCGATCTTCTGCGTCCTCGCAGACCGCCCATTCGTTGACGCCAAGCTCCCTGTAAATTGGACAAAACCAAGCGCTTGTCAGCCAAATTGGATCGCGCAATGCGCGCAAACCATCGATCCACTCCCGCAACTGCTCTGGTCCATAAGCCCCTAACAAATCCTTAGCGTCAACCGAATGCTGTAGCGAATCGCCATAGGTAGATCCTCCTCGATGCCTTGCAACAATTTCCCATTGCCCGTCGCCGTCATCATTGCGGCCGCAAAACTTAGCCTCAACAATATCGGCGTGGACGTATTTATGTCCGCGATGGAACCCGACCAGATTTACGATGGACTCGCCCGCTTTAAGCATTTTGCCGCGCTGTTCGCTCACCTTAAAATCCTCCCCTTATGCCTGCGCAACAGCGGCCGCAGCGCCTCAATACCCTGTTCCGTCTCAAAGATATGCAAATGCCCGCCTTTGATAGCCCGAGCGATGCGCTTCATGCCCATGTCCAAAAGCACGCCGGAGAGCCACGGGTCGCGGCTCTGGACGTGCCAGATGTCGCCCTCAACCTGCCAAGCGCAGAGCTTGTCCGGTGCCGCGGCCTTCATCTCAACCTCTTCCGGTAAGATTGCGTCAAATCATCCCACTCAAACCCACGAGGCGCCTGCAGCCGCATCCAGCCGTCCCGCAGCGCGTACCAGCCTTCGAGCTTGTAGTTGTACTCCCAAGCGGCCGGCGCGTTATGCGGTGCGGTAGCACGCCACGACGCCGCGGAGCAGCCGGCGAAGAGGCTGCAGGCGGCTAGGGTGGCGAGCGCGCGGATCACTGGCGCTTCCTCCAGATGCGTTCCGCCAAGGCCAGCATGACCTGCGCCGGCAGGCACGGCCGCTCGCCGTGGTACACCTTGGCGCCGGTCTTCTCGTTGTCCCGCGCGGCGAGCCACTGGGTGACGAGGTCGATGTCGCGTTGTGAGTAGGCGAGAGTGGTCATGCGAAGGAGCCGGCAAACTGTTTTTGCCTCGCGCTCTGCAGCATTGCCGACAGATCGAGGTTGTCGTCGCGCAACCCGTCGTTTTCCTGGTGCAGCTCGGCAATCTTGTCCTTAAGCCGGATGGTCTCGCTGAGGTGGCTGTCGCGCGCGGCCCGGAGGCAGCGCACCAGCTCGTCCTTGTCGATCTTGTCCTTATAGGCGGCTAGCTGGCGCTCGGTGTTGTGCAGCTGGGCCTCCAGTGAGGCGATGCGCTCGTCCCTGAGCGCAAAGCCTTTCGCTGTCAGCTCAAGCGTTGCCTCGCTCATTTCCAGCTCCTCTCGTCCCAGTTGGCCCGCAGCTTCACATAGGTGATAAGCGCGGTGTGCAGCTCGTCAGACGCCGCGGCCATCGCCTTGGGCGAGGTCGTGACGTGAACCAGGTCCGGCATCGCCGCGGCGAGCACCTCGCACATCCGGCGCGCCTCGTTGCGCTCCTTAATGAGCTTCAGAATCGGCGACTGCAACTGCGGCAACGAAGCGGCGAGCGCCTCAACCACCGGGATGACCTTGTCCGCAGGGCCGAGGCATTCGGGATCACCGCACTCGCACAGCGCGTCCGGGTGATACGGCCGGTCAATGTTGAGGTCGATCACAGGGGCCGTCCTTTCTTTTCAAGCCAGTCGCAGGCGACCAGCGTGACAACGCAGAGGACGGCGAAGGGAACGAATGGGCCGTCCAAGAGATAGTTGATGGTTTCGATTAACGTTGGCGTCATGTCAGTTTCCTCCCGTAGTGTTCGCCGCGATGAACTTGGCGAGCTGGATTGCAGGAACCCGGCGCGTGCGTTGCCCAAAGGCAATCGACGGCAGCCGGCCGTCTAAGACCCACTTGCGGGCCGTGGCGTAGCTCACGCGGAGGGCGTTGGCCGCATCGCGGATCGTGAGCAGTTGTGGTGTGTCTGTCATAAAAATCTGCAGTAATCTGTGGGCATCTGTTGGCAAATGGGACAATGAGGGTCCGCGCCTTGATTTCGCTCACTATGCCAACACGTGCAAACAGATGCAAGCACTTTTTTTCGGCCATGGGCAATTGACCCTAGTTGACAATTGTTGGCATCCGTTGGAGCGTGTTGGCGTTATGAGTACCACAAAGAAACCGAAGCGACTTGTCGGCTCGCGCAAGGCAGTCTTCGCCAACGTCAGCAGCGACTCTCACGCCCGCATTCAGCGCCGCGCGGAAGCCGCACACCTTAGCGCCGCCAAGTATGCCGGCCTGGCCATCGACTTCCTGATGGAGGTCGAGGACGCCTTCGGCGGCCCAGTGCCGGATTGGTTCAAGGTGTCGGTCGTCCGAATGGCGCACGACTACAACGAAAAGATGCGTTTGGCGCGGCAGTAAGTCGCTGATTTACAGAGAGAAGTAACTATTTTGCATTAGTGTGCAAATAATGCTTGCAGATGCCTACAGATGCTATAGCGTGCTGACAGATGCCAACAGCATCTACACACCACATGACAACACAACACACCACAACGGGCGCGGAGGCTTCTGCCGCGCAGCTCCTCCGCACCATTTACACCGATAGCGACGGCCACAACCGGCAGTTCATCTACTCGCTGTATGCTGACGGGTCGGCCATGAGCCGCGAAATTACTCGTCATTGCAGCGACCCCGCGCGGCGCACGCAATGCACTTACCGCGAGCGTCACGACGCTGGCTCCGAAATGGCCGTTCTGATCAATCGCCTCGCGTCGCAGCCTTCGCTCCCCGCTGGCTGGTATGAGGACAACGCCTAACATGAAACCCCTCAACGCCCGCATCATCTCCCTGGTTGGCTTCGCCGCCAGCCAGTGGGCATCCGAGCGCCTCAACGGCAGCCGCCACCGGCGCCAATACCGCGAGCTGGTTGCCGCTGGCCTTGCCCTCCATGAGTCCGGCGAGCTATACGCAGCCGCGCCCAAGATGCGCCGAGCGCTCGCCACCATAGCCAAGCACGCCGCTCCCTTGGCCGTGGTGGTGATCCTCGCCGGCTGCGCCGCGGTCGAGCCGGAGGTCCGCCGGCCAACCGCCCGCGTTGTGCCCATGAAGATCGCCAGCCAGCCCATCGGCGCCTGCGTGTTTCTCAATGGAGAATACATGGGCCTGACGCCGCTGACCATCCCAGTGGAAGCCGACTCGGAAGGCGCGTGGCGGCATGATGTCAGGATCCAGTGCCAAGTGCCGCAGGATGCCAGCGTCGAGGACACCTACACGTCCTACGAAGGCTACGCCGTCCCGCGGCACCTGCTGTTCCGCATCCCGCGGTATGTCCACTGGTGGTCCGCCACGCAGCAGCACCGGCCGCAGCTATGATCAAGCACGACTACTTGCTCACCGGCACGTTCCCTTGGGACGGCATCCGCATTGCCGGCCGGCGCTTTGACTCGCCGGAGCTGTTCGCCATGATGCGCCGGCAGTGCGTCTGCGCAGACCAAGTGCGGCATGTCTGCGCGGACCTTGATGTGCTGCCGTTCGCCGAGGAGGTTGCGGCGATTGAGCGGGACATTTGCCGCAGGGAGGCGGCTTACTGCTGATTCCACACCGCCGCGATATCCACTTCGCGGTCGTACACGGCATACCAGGTCGAGGTCGTGGTCGGTGAACTGTGGCCAAGCATGTGCTGCGCTACGCTGATCTTGCCGGTCGCGTTAAGGATGTCCGAGCCGGCCTGCCGCCGCAGCTCGTAGGCTGCCGTCCGCCGATCCGGCAGAAACTCCCGGACGAACGCATTGAAGATCCGCTCCATAAAAAACTTCCGGCGCCCGGGCGTGGCGCCCTCCACCATGTAATCCTCCGCGGTCAGCAGCTCCGCGGCCATCCATTCGGGAATGGACATGGCGCGGCCCCGCTTGCTGCCGGTCTTCAGCGTCACGCCATCGCGCTCGATCACCACCATGACGAACTTGCCATTGCGCTCCTCAATCCACTCGCGCCGGCAAAGCCAGCACTCCTTCGGCGTCATCCCGAGGTAGCGCGTCAGCAGGAACGCCCGGCGGATCGACGGCGATCTCTGCTTGCTGGCCTCGTCCATCCTACCAAGGATCTCCGGCGAGATTCGCTCAAAGGTAGGCGAGGGCGCCCGCATGCCCTTGGTCGTCTTGGCGAACTTCTCCAGCGACTCCGGCAGCGGGAAGCCTTCCCAGTCAAGCGCGTGGCAGAACACGGCCCGGGCCGACACCAGCACGCCGCGCAGCGTGTAGACACTGCCCTTCCACTCCGCGAGATACTTGGCCACCAGCGCCGGCGTCAGCACGCTCAGCGGCTTCTCCCGCACCTGCTCGTTGGTGCCGCCGAGCGTGGCCCGCAGCAGCCGCAACAGACGATTGACATTGCTCTGCTTGCTGCCGATCTTGCTGACCTTCAAATAATGGTCAATCGCCTCACCAACCGACTTGCACGTCGCCCGCTGCTGGTGCGCCTGCAGCGCCGCCAGACCCTCGCGCCCGGCATCGACCAGGATGCCCTTGGCCTTCTCCTTGGCCATGACCAAGTCGCGCAGGCCGGTCGAAATGCGCAGCCGCTTCTTGGTATGCGGGTGTCGGAACTCAAGCTGCCACCGCGGCGAGTCGTTGGTCTGGTAGAGTTTTCCGGTCAGCCCGGCCGCGGCGATCTTGTGCGTGTCCATGCCGCAACCAATAGCACGGGCGTCAAACCCTGCCAACCTGTCTGGCAAAAATTGGCGCAGAGTCTGACAAAAAATAAGCCAAACCAGACCAAACCAGATAGCACCAGATCACAACTTTTGCTCTGTTCTACAGAGAAAACGGGACTTCGGCTAGGTAGCTCAGTTGGCAGAGCAGAGGACTGAAAATGCCCCGCCTTACTGCGTCCGATTGCCACTCTGGCGCGGAGTCTGGCAAAAAGAAAGGGCCAGCCGTAGCTGACCCTTAGTCTCTTTCTGGATGTGCCGGATGAGCTAAACTGTTTCCGCTTTTAGCTCGCGCTCCAGCGCCGTGTCGAAATAGGCGACCTTGTCCATCATGTCACCCTCGCCGTTCTCAAAGTCCTCGATAATGGTGGCCATCTTCGCCTCGTCCATCTTGGCCGGGTTGTAGAACACATTGAGATCCTGCACCGGCACCAGCTCCCAGCCTTCTGGCCCGGAGTCTTGATCGGTCACCAGCACATGATCGATCTTGGGGTTGAATGCGGTCATTTGATTACCAAGGGAATCTTACTCTTTTTCATCGTTCCGACAACAGTTTCTTTACTGCCTTTTTTGACCTTCGGGTTGGGGTGGTTTTTGGCGTAATCGGGAAACAGCTTCAGCGGGTCCGCCGGCGCGTCCAAGATAAAGCTGTCCGCCTTTTCCGGCCCCAGCATCACCCAGTCGTACGACGGATGCGGCTTAAATGTGCCCGAGGCCAAAAACTGATCACGAAGCATCCGCTCGTTGGCGCTCATCTTTGCTTCCTCGTTGGCATTCTTGCCGAAGTAAACGGCAAAAGTATCCACATCCTTGGAGAGTTGCACCACGCCGACCACATCAAGGTTTTGTCCATTCACAAAATCCATCGACCCCTTGAGCATCGCCTTCACATCCGGCGCAAACGGAATGCCCGTTATGCGATCCATCGCTGCCCCGCGCTGCTTAAACGAAAACCTCGCCGCCTCATCAACGAACTTGGTGTTCCGGTATTTCGCCGCCATCCCGCTGTACCAAGGCTCGCTCCGGTGCTTCGACACCAGCGAGGCAAACTCGCCGTCGAACTCCTTCATCCGCTTGCGCGTTGCGTGCGATTTCAGTGGACTGAGCCGATCCAAAAACTTCACCATCGGCTGATACTTTTTGAAGACGGCATCGTAGTCGCGCTGTGCCGCAGCCAGCTCACTCATGGTCGCCTCTTTTTGCAGCACCGCCTTCGACGTTCTTTCCACCCGGCTATAGGCACGATTTATCTGCCCCTGCGGATTGATGGCGCCCAGCTCCAGCACCACATGCAGGAAATCTGACTGGTCAGCCGTCATGTTTGGCCGTCGCGCATCGATCTCGCTCGTCACGTCCATGACGAACTTGCGATTGCTGCGGTGCGCATTTTCCTTCATGATCTGAATCAGCGCGTGCCCCGCCGTCGTGTTCTTCACGATATTCTTCGCCCGAGTCACAAAGGCGCTGTTCATGTTCGCCCACACCGCCTTGAACCCGCGCCCATCAGGTAGTCGCGCAACCGTTTGGTTGCTGATCAAGAACGGATGCAGCGGCCCGCCCATATTGTCGCCGCGCGTATTGTGCCGGTCGGCCTCAAGCATAGCCACCTGCTCGCCGCGGATGCTTTCAATGTCAGCCACGCGCGGACGCACCGTTGTAGCTGGGTCCAAATGATATTCCAGCACGCGGCCATCTGTCGCCGGCTTGGTGCCGATAATGTAAAAACCACGATCCGGCACCTGCTGCGGCAGCGGGCGATTGTCGCCATGCACCGCATCCGGCATAAACTGCGCCCTCGGCCGCGGCGTCTTGCCATCAGCCCACTGGTTCAGCAGTCCTTCGACTGGCGCCCACTTGCCGCTCTTCAGCTCCAGTGACGTTCTGTTGCCAGCATCGTCCTCGAGATCCAGCCACGCACCATCTTGGGAGCGGACAATGTCTTTGATGACGCCCTTTTGTGCGGATGTTAAGCGCTGTCGGCCGTGGATGGAGATCAGCCCAGAGTTGGCGTCCACGCGCACAGCTCCTTTGCGCATGAACTCTGTCATGGCTTCGTTGCCGCCGAACTCTTGCGACTCTGAAAAGCGGATTTCACGGTGGTCGCTGTTGCGTGTGTCTCGCAGGTAGTCGCGCTGTCCGCTTTGTGGTCCGAAGTTGCCGTCCGGCTTGCGCTCGTAGCCACCTGCATCGCTCTTGCCAGAGAAGTCTAGCATGGTGCCGTCGGGCAAGACGTAGCCAGCCTCGTAGATTGAGCGCGTGGTGCCGTGGCGGCGCTTGGCGTACTCAAAGGCGTCCTGCGGAGAAACATCCGGCATCGCCTGCCCACGCCTCTGCAACGCCCGCTGCAACTGCGGATCTTCCTGCCGCACGCCGCGGCGCTCCAGCTCCGCGTTGATCGCCTCGTTGCGCCGGAGCAGCTCGCGGGCCTGCGCCGCGCCGCCACGCACCGGACGGCCCTCACGCATGCCCAGGGTGGACAGCCCGAGGTAGCCTTGGTTCTCCTCGTATTGGCGCAGGAGTTGGTCGGTGGTCATGCCTTCGACGGCATCCGGCATCCCCTGAGCCTCCCGCGGGATCTGCTGGGGCATGCGGTTGTTCTTAATCTTGTCGTAATCGAAGTGGTAGCCATCGCGCCCTGTCGGCGTGATGTCGTTCACGCGGTCGATGCGGAAGGTGCGAACGCTGCCTCGAGGATTGAGATCGGTGTAAAGCGGGTTGATGTCGCGCTGCACGGCGGTGCCGGTGCCGATGAGGCCGTTGAGCATGTCGCGCTTTTGCTGGCCAATGGTCGCCTCTCCTGGGAGTCCGGCCTTGTGGTTGGACAGGTAGACCAGCAGGTCGGCATGCACTTGCGCCATGTCGTTGTTAAAGATGCCCAGCTCGCCCTTGTTGATCGCCTTCATGGCGGCGGCACGGAATGCGTTGAGGTCCATAATGACCGCCTTGAGGTGTCCAGCCTTGGTCGCCTCCCAGCCGAGGAAGGCACCTTCGCGCAGGATAGCCTGCACGTCGCCGCGGTTGATCACGCGGTAGCGGCCGCCCTCGCCCGTTCCAATGGTGTTGTAGTCGAAAATGTGGCTGGCTCCGCGGTCGCGGCTGGCTTCAAGCATGCGCGCCATCTCACGAACGTGCTTGGGGAACCACCGAAGCACGTCGAACTTGGCCGGAAGTGTTGGGCCGCTGATGATGGTGCGTCCGCCGCCGGTGCGCCGTAGGCCAAACTCTGCGGAGTTGGGAGCCACGATCTTGTTCTTGTCGTAAAGCTGTCCGACCTGAGCCGACCGACCGCGCTCCTGCTGGTCTAGGACGCCCTGCGACTTCCACTGCGCCGTGCCGTTCTGGTCGATGTAAATCAAGTCGTTCTCAAGGATGCCGTTCTCGTTGGCGCGCAGCTTGGTGTGCGTGCTGCGGCGTGCCGACTCTGCGGAGCCGTCCACGCTGATCTGCGTGCCACGCTGCTCGCGCGCACCGGCCTGCTCCATGCCGAGCATCCAAGCCTCGTAGTTTCGCAGGTGCTCCTGCATGCGCTTGCGCATCACCGGATCTTGCATCAGTGGGTTGTCGCGGAAGATGACCGAAGGGTTGTCCAGCGGCTTGCCGGTGCTGGGGTTGAACGCCATGCCCAGCGTCTCAAACACGCGGGTCGCTGCTGCCAGCACGCTTTCCATCACTTGCGGTCCGCCGGTGCGCATGCTGCGGAAATCCATGTTGTTGGAAAGCGAACTGAAGGTCTCGGCAACAATCTCGTCCCGGAACACATCCAAGCCGTCTGGGTTGTCGCCATCGGCGATGCTGCGCTCGCGCATTTCGTTGTAGCGGTCTTCGATCATCTTTTGCCGCGCCGCATCGCTGACCGGCTTGCCCTTGAGCACGTCCGCCATGGTCTGCTTGCCGGAAGCAATGTCGTCAAACTCCTGCTGCGTCAGCTTGTCTGGAAGCTGATCGTGGGCACCGGCGAGGATGTCCTTGTCCACCAAGCGCGTGACATATTCACGGCCGCGGGATTGAACGCCCGGCGTATCGTAGCGCTGGTTGACCAAGTTGCGCAGGTCGTCGCGGAGCGTGCCGTTGAGAATGCTTGAGGTCAGGATGGCGTGACCGATTTCGTGCGGCATGATCTTGGTCGGCGACAGTCCGCGGGCAAGGTGGGCGTTGGCCTCAACGAGGTCGCCGCTTTTGACCAAGAGCGGATACTCTCGCGGCACCACGGTGAAATCCGACTGGCCGTCTTCGCCCTTGATGCGGACGACATTAGCCTCCTCGGTCTTGCCGTTGCGCGTGATCTGCACCGGCTTGACGCTGACGCGGCCGGCGATTGGCGCGGTGTGGCCCATGTTGACGTAGACCTTGGCGCGTCCGTCTGCGGCCCTCTCGATATGCAACCCTGCGACAGTCTCGGCGCCGCTGGCCCGGATGTCCGCATTGGCGCGGTATTCTTGGGCGCGCAGCGGAATAAAATCAACTTTGCCGCTGGTGATGCCCTGCATGGCCGAAAGCATGTCCAGGCCTGAATAACTGAGGGCGCCGAGAGATGCGGCATCGCCTCCGGCCATCTCCACATCGACCATCATGCGGGCGATGTCGGCATCGGTGCGCGCTGACCGGCGCCCGATCACGCGGGCTGCCGCGCCTGTCGTTCCACCAAGCATCAGCGCGCCACCGAAAATTGCTCCAGCAGTCTCAGAGTCCGGCGCGGCCAGGGCGAACGGCGTTGCGGCCAAGCCGGCGACCGCGGCAGAGCTGACCACATCGTCCGCGCCCCGGGCGAGCTGCGTGATGCCGATATTGTCCGCCGACCTCGCCACCCTGCGTAGCGTCTCCGGCATGTCGGCGTTTTGACTCACACGGCGAAGTGTTGATTCCACGCCTCCAGATGCGCCGCTCCTCATGTATTGAGCGTATCGCGGATTAAACTTGCCGCTGGCCGCCATGCGCGCGGCCGCCTCGGCGCGCACTGATCCCACCGCACCGGCGTCCATCTCCTTGATGATCTGCCATGTTGCGCCCGAGGCCGATCCGACCTTGCGCAGTGTGGCTCCGGCACCCTTGACTGCAGGAAGAAATGCCCCGGCGACAATCAGCGGCTTGGCGACAAAGTCAACAACAGGCGAGTCGATCTGCGTGTCGAGATACGCGGCGGCCGCGCCCACTCCACCTAGGGCTGCCATGCGTTTGTTGAGCGAAAGGTCACCGACCAGCGGGATTTTGGATGTCAGCCGGTCCGCTCCGCGCATGATCATGCCATCGAGCGCCGCGGCGCCCTCTTCGCCCAGCTTAAATCCCTTGCCGGTGATGCTGGCAAAGCGGCGCAGCATGCGTACCTTAGCCAGCGCGCCCACGCCGACTGGAATAAAGTTCTCCGGCGAGGCAGCCATGGCGGCGACCGTGGCCGTGGACTCCATCGGCTGCTCAACTTGGCCGGTTAGCGGGTTGGTCGCCGTCTTTTTGACATCTGGCAGCGTGATTGGATTTCCGCCTAGCGAATACTGTGTCACGCCCATGTATTCGCGCGTATATGCCTGGTTGCGCAGGTAGCGTTGGTAGCCCGTCTCTTCGTCCTCCTCGGCCTCTTGCTGCGTGGGTTCAAACATGCCCTGCGCCTTGGCCTCTTCCATCGCCTGCTGGATGGTTGTGTTGTCCACAACGGGGTCGCCAGTCAGCTTGCCCGAGTCGCGCAGCGCTTGCACGATATTGGCCTGCATTTGGCCAACACGGCGGCCGGACGCCACCATGTCGTTGATCTTGCCGCCCGCCCAGTCGGTGAGCTGCGTCAGCCCTGCGCCGACCTTGCGGCCCATTTCCTTGAATGTGGCCACTTCTGCGGTTGCGGCTCCAATAGGGTCGCCACCCATGGCACGCATGTATTGCTGCGCTCGCTCTTGGACGATGCCAGCACCGAGCTGTCCAAGCATGGCCGGCGCGCCGGAGAGTCCGCGGAGGAATCCGGAGACTTCGCCCTCTGTCTCGCGCTGCCATTGGGTAAAATCCTTCCACTCGTCAAACGGCATTTCGTAAGACGGGTCGTGGTAAAGCTCCTGCTGCTTGCGGCGAAGCTCTTCAATGGTCTTCGGCTCGCTGTCGGCGGGGTTGACTGCGGGACCGGAAGAGTAATCGGGGCGCGCGCCCATGGAGCGGCCGAAAGATGTCTCTGCCGCCACGCTCTGCTGTGCCAGTGCAGCATCCGCCTGCTCGGATGTCATTGTCGCTGGCGCAGCGTCTTCCGCCGCCTTGGCGTTCATCTCAGCCGCCCAGGTATTCTCAGCCTGCGGCACCCAAGAGCCGGAGTTCAGCATGCGCTGCTCCTGCGCCTTGAGCCGCTCAAACTCGGCGGCTGTCAGCTTGTCAGGCAGTGTCACGTTATTTGGCTACTTTTTCGAGAGTGCCGTCCGGGTTGACGGCGTAGGTTGTGCCCATCAGCGTTGTGCGACGGCGGGTGTCGGCGGCGGGACTGGCTTGCGACTGGCCACTCGCTCTCGCAGCCTTGATTTCCTCAACAGGAACACCCTTCGATCTTGCCTCAAAACGGTCGGCAAAATCTTCAACCTCTGCCAGCGCGGCGCCGAAATCTTTGTCGCTCAACTCAAGCGAAAGCCGGTTGGCCGAGTTGACGGCCGCTTCCGCTTCGCGGACCTGCATAGATCCGAATCCGCGCATACGCTGAATGACCGGCAGGAAAACTTTGGCGCGCGAGCTTTCAATAAGGCTGGAGAAGCCCGCGGCCGCCGTGCCTGGCACAGGGCGCTGTTTCCCAGTCTCTTTATCGACAGGTCCGCCCATGTACGAAGGCGCAAAAATGTTCATCGGCCCGCGGTATCCTAGCGCTTTGGATCGCCCATCGTGATTGCGAATGGACTCAATGGTATTGCGCATTAGCGCCACGTCATCCATTGCCACTTGAAGCTCTTTTGGGCCAAGCGGCTTATTGGCTTTGTCCTCCGGCTTGGCCCTGGACTCACGCTCGTAAAACTCATCCAGCCACCGATTGGCATCCCGCGGGTCAAGCTGCGCCGGCGTCTGCGTGTCCGGGTTGTTGTAGGAAAAGTCCGCCGTGCGGTCGTAGACATAGCGCAGCGCCGGAGGCAGCTTGTCGTATTCCGCCCGGGCCTGCTCGTCGGTGAGGTTGGGGTCGTTGATTTTGTTGATAAACGACAGGTCCATCGTGGACGCCGTAACTTCACGCGGCGCAGGTTCTGCGCGGCGGACCTCCGGCAGCACGTCATCTACGACCTCTTGCGGGGCGTTGCCGGAGTCGTTGTACATGTCGTTGTGGAAGCGATTGTCCTCACCCGGCAGCGGGCCGTTAAGCACCTCCGGTGGCACTGGCTCTTCGTCAGGCGCAAGAAACGCATTGGGGTCGGCTGGCGGGCCGCCCGGCAGGCTAGGCTCAACTCTAGGCGGGAGTTTTCGTGGGCTACTCATGGATTGTTCGGATTGAAGCGGCGCATGGCCGGAGGAACGGTGACTGCGGCGGGTGCCGGAGGGTTGCTCATAGCCTGCCGCTCGCGGGCCAGGCGCTCGCGCTCGTACATGATCTCGCGCTGGTCGGTGACGCGCTGGGCTTGCAAGACGGGCGCCTGCTGCATAGCCTTCTCGCGTACTCCCGCATTCTGCCCAGCAATCATAACCTGCGAAATCCAGCCGCCGGCATCACCGACCACCGTCTGCGCCGCGCGCCCCGCCGCTCGAGGCCCGAGCGTCATGAGGTTTTTGTAGATGTCGGCGAATGGCTTGTAGCCGCTGTCGGAAAGACCCTTGATAATCTGCAGCGAGCTTTCGCCATCGACCTTGTCCTCAATGTAGCTGCCGTACATTTTGCCGACATCACTTAGCGCCCCGCCGATATCCTGCCCAAGTTGTCCCATCATCTGTGCATTGGTTTGAGCCGCCTGCATTTGGCCGGCGGCCATAATCTCGCCCGAGCGGTCTGGTGTTGGTGAATAAGCAAACATAGTTTTGATCTCCTTGGTTAAGCTGCTTTGGCGCCGAGTAATTCTTCGGCCAGCGCCGCGCCGATGACGGCCGGCTTGATGGCCAACCGCTTCTTGCCCTTGTAATCGACTTCAGTGACAGCCTCTGGCAGCACCTTCTGAACATCCTGCGCCATGAAGCCCTTGTGCTTTTTGTCCTCGCCCTTATATTTAAACTCGTAGGCGGTCAGGCCAAGAATGCTGCCGGCCTTGCCGAGAGGCTTGATGTCTTTCTTCTCGCGCTTGTCGGAGAGGGCCGCGCCTGCGCCGCCAGCCACGCCCCCAACGATGTTGCCAAACATGCTCATCATGCCGGCGTTTTGCATCGCCGCCGAATTCATCTGCGCCCCACGCAGGGCCGCCCAGTTGTTCATCGTTGAGTTGGATCTTTGGTCCAGCATGTTGGCGTTAAAGCTGGCAATGTTGCCCGCCATCTGGTTGGCCCCGGCATACGCACCGCCGATCGTGTTCATCGCCATGTTCTGCTGGTTCTGTCCGGCGTTCAGCCCAAGGCCCAGAGCGCGATTGTAAGGATCGACATTGATCGAGTTACCGGCACCGGCAAAGAGCGTGTCAGCCATCATGCCGCGCCGGTTCATCACGTTGCCGACCATCAAGTTGTTGGCGGCGGCGGCCTGCTGGCGGCGTTGCGCTTCACGCTGCGTGGCGTAAGAGTCACGGCTCAGGATCTCGGCCGCGCTGGAGCCGAGGCTGGTGCCCAGCCCTCGGGCGGCAAACGCCGCGCGGGCCGACTGCTGGCTGTCGCGGATCTCCTCGGGAGAGAGGCTGCGGCCCAGAGCCAAGTCGCGCTCCGCGTCATCGTAGAGGCGGCGCTCAATGCTCGTCGGGTCGGCGTCCTCGTCGCGCACCAAGCCGATGGCCCGCGAGACCGCCGACTGCGCATCGCGGGTGGCCTGATTGTCCAGCCCCTTGGCGATGCGGTCCACGGTGCCGAAGGTCAGCTTCTCTAGGCGCGGATAGTATTTGATTAGGTTCTGGTATTGCGATGCGATCTGCCGCTCGGCCGCTGCCGATCCAGCCGACATGATGGCGTTGATGTCCAATGGCTCGGCGTATTGCACGTCCGGCCGCTTCATTTTTCCTCCTCCAGATGCTCCCATAATTTTATCTCCTTGTTCTCTTTGCTAAATGTTCCCAGCGAAATGCCCTGATCCGCGACTCTCCGCGCCGGCTCCACAGCACCCACGGCTGCGGGCGAGGGACCACGCGCATGAACCGGCCAAAAGCATCTGCGCCGTCAGACACAGCAGCCAGCTCGACCAGCCAAGCGTTTGGCTCACCCTCATTGACAGACTCCCCATTCCAATGCACTTCCCGCGCCAGCATGAAGGCGTCCGGCGCCGAGTAGATAATTCCGCCGGACAGGTGCCAGCCGAGCAGCTCCTCGAAGGGTTCTGCGCTGTGCTCGTCGTGCCATGCTTTTGCGCGTTGCCATGGGGTCATCGGAAAATAATGACATTAACTACGTCAGAATCTACGCCGGCGCCGGCTGCGGTTATGACCTCTATCCGAAAACATGTTTCGGTGTTGGTAAATGTCGCGGTGCTTTCCACCCGAGTTATGGCGGCGGTGGACACGCAGCTCGCCGCATAATTTGCATCGGGCATTGCTACGGAAAAGTTCACCGCATACAGACCGGCAGAACCCAAATACGTCACGCTGCTGACATTGCCCGCGCCCTTAATCAGTCGCCGCAGCAGGCTCACGGTCCCACCCGAGCTGGTGCCGCTGGCCGCCGTGGTCACATGGAACGTATTCGCGTCATCCACCTGCGTCACCGTGTAGGTGCCGTCCACTGCCGCAGTCGGCGAGCCGCCGGTAAAGTCCAGCCGCACCACATTGCCCACAATCAGTCCGTGCGCCGTGGCGGCGATCGTCACATCGGTGCCAGTGCGCGTGTAGGTTCCGGCCAAGTTGTCCGCGACCGTCCCGTCGAAATTCACCCAAGCCCTGCACGCATAAATCGGCGGGGCGTTGTCCGCGTTGATCGCCTTCTTGATCTCGCCATCGTTGGCCGACAGCGAGAGCTTGTCGTTGGTCACGCTGTCATCCGGCAGCGTCACAGTCTTGGTGCTCAAGTCCAGCGTGGCGGCGAGCTTGGCGGCGGTCACGCCGGAGTCCTTGACGCGGAATTTGTTACCGCTCACCTCCAGCGTGGAGTTGTCGGTGTCGTCGGCGGTCGTGAACGTGACGGTGGCGTTATCGACAAGCTGGTGCATGTCGGCCGGTTCGACGGTTTCGCCGGTGCTGAAGGTTTTGCCTTTGCTGAGTGATGCCATAATTTTTAAGCTGCGTTGCGGGTTTCGGTCGGCGGCAGCGACGGGCCAGCGGCCTCGATGCTGACGTTGCGGATTTCCGGCCGGTTGGCCGTGGTGACAAATTCAAGTTCGGCGTAGTGCGCCTTCTGCCGAATGGGCTGCTTCAGTGTGTAGTCCTCTGCCAAGCCGGACGTGTTGGTCTGCCCTGGCACCAGCGTAATTTCGCTGTCTGGGTTAATCATGTTGGCCTTGACCGTAATGCCCGCCGTATCCGGCAGGACGACATCCGCCAGCGAGCGGACAAAGCGTTTGGTCGTCATGCTTCCCATGCCGTAGCGCCGCGTGCGGATGCGGCCCTCGACCGGCGCGATCACATCGGCCTCGATGTCCGGCGCCTGATCTCCCTCCTCCAGCTCGTCCAGCAGCATGAGCTTGCCGGCGCGGTTGCTGATCAGGATGCGGCGGCGGTTGGCGATCTCGCTAACCAAGAAGTTCTGCACACCGAACCCGTAGATGTCCTGGCTCTCCCACTGCTCGTTGAGCTGGTTGTAGATAAAGACCCCGTCATTGTTCTTGGTCGCGTCGGCCAGCGGGACGGCGAGGTAGTAGCGGTTGTCGAAGTAAAGCGCCACGCTGTTGTGGATGAGGCTGGCATTGAGGTCTTCAAGCTGGTTGGCAATGGGGTCGCTGAGAGGCTTGGTCTCGCCCCGCAGCTTCAAGTCGAGGCGGCTGTCCAGCCGGTAAACCCCGGCGTCCGAGAGGAAGTAAATGAACTGCCCCGCCGTGGCGATAGACCGGCGGGCGCTGCACCCAATCTCGTCGGTCAGCAGCTCCAGCTTGGTCACGGGCGTGTTGATCTCCACGGCGCTGCCATCGGTCGAGGCGAACTGATTGACCTGCGCCAGCCAGATTGACTTCCGGCAAAAGACGAGGAAGTTGTTCTCCACCCACGGATGCACCGCCACGATCTTGTCGTTGCCGCCCACACCCACGCGAAAAGATTGCCAGAATGGATCAAACACATCCGGGTCGAGGATGTCTGAGAGCATCACGTTCTGCTTGCCGTCCGGCACGATCAGCCGGTTGTTGATGTAAGATGCCCACGGCGCCGACCGCATGCGGCGGTAGGTGATGCCCACGTCGGGAATGCCAGCCGTGGTGCGCACGAAGCCCGTGGCCGGGTCGCCGTCCCAGTAGAGCGGCGGCTTGACCCGGCGCACCTTGATGTTGGCCGAGGCGTCCGGCGCCGTGCCGGTCGGGACGGCGATGGTAAAGCTATCAGTGGCGACCGTGGCGATGTTGTATTCGTGCCCGTCAAACGCCGCTGAGGCCGCCGAACCCTCGATCCGCACGCGACTGTCGGCGGTGTAGCCATGGCCGGTCACATTGACGGTGGCCACGGCGCCGAGCACCGTGATGCCCGAAGCATTGGTATACTTCTGCTCCCACCCTGGCTGCGAAGTGTCAGCCTCCCGCAGCAGGTAAAGCCGGTCAAACGCCTGCACCATGCTCACGCTGTCGGTCGGCTCAATCGTCTCGTCCGTTCCGCCGGACGGGTAGGACAGCGTGGCGGGCAAGAGGCTGACGATCAGCTCCTCATCGCTCTCAGTAATCAGGTTATCGGTGCCATCCACGGCCAGCACGCCGCTGGCCCAGGCCGCCGAGAATTGCAGGCTGCCGTCCGTCAGGTAGGTGAATGCCTTGTCGGGGCCGGCCAAGACCACGACCTCCATGCTGTTGACCTCGTCCGGCGAGCGCATCACCGCCGAGGCAAAGATGCCGCCGGTGTAGCTGCTTTTGATGACCGGCCCCGGATCAGTGAGGACAAAAGGAATTGTGAACGGCACCTCGCCGGGGCTGATGTCGTCGGCCAGCCGCTTGGCGCCCCGGCGCGTCACGGCCACGCCGCGATCCAATCGCATGTTCTCCGAGAGCTGGAGCATGCCGGCCGGCAACGCCACGGGGTTCAGCCGTGAAGCGTAGCCGATAAACCCGGCGTCTCCGTCTCGTAGAATTGGCGATTCGAGGGCCATGGGCAATTAGGTGGCGATCAGTCCGAGGGTGCGCAGCTTGCCGAGAAGATCGTTGAGCTGGGTAATGACGGTGGCGGCGTCGGTCGCATCGGCCACGGCCGCCGGCTGCACCACCGGGGTGGCATTCCAGAAGCCCAGCTTCTGCGTGGCGCCGGTGCCGATCTTGCTGCCGGTCGTGGTGCCGAGAACGATGTTGGCGGCGTCCGCCAGCGACTTGTTGTCGGTCAGCTCCCAGGCGGCGGCGGCCACGTTGGTCGCGGTGATCTTCTTGGTCACGCCGCCATCCGAAATGACAAACTCGTCTGCGGCATCCGGTGTCGCAGCGAGTGCGGTTAGTTGTGCGATTGTCTTGGCCATAGTGTTTTAGGATTTGCTGGTGAGAACGTAAGAAAGGGTCTTGGCGTTGTTCCGCTTCATCTCGGACTCAACGAGCGTGATGAACGCCGGCCATTGGGCGGGCGGCAGGACGGAACATCCTTCACTGCCTGGCCCTCTGGTGACGTGGCCGCCGCGATGCACGTTGATGCCAAACCAGCCGGTCTCTTCCTTGTCGTCGCGGACAACGGTGACCGGAGCTGCTTGGACCAAAGCGCGGTAAGGGTTGCCGCGCCGAATGCCATGAAGTCCGAGTTTGTATTTCCAGACTCCTGGCTTGAGGACGGCATAGGGCTTGTTGATCTTGGGGTTTTTCCCGTAGCGGTCGGGATCGACCGAGGCATTGAAGGTGGCATGCACATCGCCGCCGCTGCTGATGAGGATGAGGGCATCGTCGTAGATGCCGCGCGAGTTGCCGGGTCTTTTGTCGAGCTTGCTGTAGTAGCCGCGCACGCCGACCAGCACGACAGGATCGCTGACCTTGTGCTGCCGCAACAGCTCCGAGGTCGCTTCCTTCTTTTGCTTTGGGCGTGCGGCAGGGATCATTAGCGTGTAGCGAGTTCAGCCGCAGCGGCCTCCACCGTCACGGGTCCGACATAGCCGTCCACCTTGAGATGCTGTCCACGGCCGTGCGTGTTGAGGAGTTGCTGAATCTGCGCGCCGTAGTCCTTGAGGATGTTCGCCGGCAGCTTCGTCACGATGATGTCGATGATGCCCCAGATGATTCCCGCAACGACCGCCTCGTTCAGACCCAAGGCGCGGACATCGAGACCGCTCTTAGTGGCGAGGTAGGTGAGGGCAGCGGCAGCAGCGGCCGTGACCAGCTTTTGCAGGATCGGCCCGCCGCGACTAAGCAGCAGGCGGACGAGTTGTTTTTCGAGGAACGCTTTCATTCGGGTTTTCTCCATTCTTTGAAGTCGCTGATCAGCTCGCCCACGTTCGGCACATAGGTGACCATGATCTTGATTGAGCCCCAGTCGCCCGGCTCCGCGCTGCTCGTCTTGACCGGCGGCAACGGAAGCGTCACGCAGCCACCAAGCACAAGTGCGGCGGCCAGCGCGAAGGCGAACTGGGGACGACACGCCATTACAGTCGGGCGTTGTTGTCCTTGGCCTGCACCAAACCCCAGCCGCTAAGAACGGCGGCGACAATCAAGCCGATGTCCGGCAGGGCGTCCGTGGTGAGGTATTCTTTGGCTCCGGTCGCAATGGCAATGAGTATTGTCAAGATGCCGGTCGTCGTTGTTTTCCAGTTTCTCATATTATTTCTCTTTCTGTTGCTTTCTGCGGAGGTCGTGAAGGACCGAAATTAATGTGACTACACCGACCGCGAGACCGACGCACAGGCCGGCGACACGGAGGTAGACTTCAAGCTGCGCCACCAAGCTGACAGCGGCGCTGCCGATGGACGCAAACGTCCCCAGGGCGCCGCGCTCAACGGTCGAAAGGTGATTATGTAAAAGACTCATTGCAGGTAATACGCTTCGCGGATTTCGCCACGGTGTCCGCGTTTAAGGTTAGCTTCCCACGCTTCCCAAAGAGCGTGGTCTTGGTCGGGCGAGGGTCCGGCAGTCAGCGGGATGGAGCCGAAGTTCTTGTCGTAGCTCCACTTCTTGCCGTAGGTGAAGATGGCGTAAGCATGCCCACGGCTGCGGCCATCTTCGTCCCAATGCACGACCAGCACCTTGGTCGGCACGCCGTTCTTTTCCATTGTCGTCTTGGCGGCGATCGCGGC